CTACGCGTTGTCGTCCAGCCACCCACGCAGCCAGTCAGCAGCCCAATCAGCGGCCTCCTGCGGCGACCCCATCACGCCCACGTCCTTGAACGTGTAGCCGAGCATCCCCGGTTGCCCGTCCGTGCGCTTCCGCGAGATCGTGGCCTTCGCCGTGAACATGCCCTCGACCGGCACCGTCTCGATGTCCAGTCGCCACGCCCCGTGCTGTTGGGTCACTCTCATGGTTGTACCCTCCTGTACCCGGACCAAAAATTGTACTGCTCATCCGTGAGGGTAGCGCCGCCGCGTGCGCGTGCCGATTCCCCCGTAGGCCCTCCGTCGAATGCGCTGGAAGAATCGGGAGGGCGCGCCGGGAGCCTGCCGGGAGCGCGCCGACTGCCGTGCCTGCCTGCGATAGGCAGCACTCGCATAGACATTTTCCCTGTGCAATCAATGCGTTAGCTGTGCATTGGCGGGGCTTATCCCTGATTCGGGTACATATCCGGGCCAATAGCGGGCCTGTAACGGGCTGGAATGCACCGGGTACACGCTGATATGGGCAAGGGTGCGTCGTGCCAGTGGCGGGCCTGTACGCGTGCCGTAGGGCTATTCTCCGATAACTGCCGATATGTACCCGCGTCTTGCTTCTGGCAACGTGCCACGAATGCGAGCGAACGCGTGCGGGTATCTATCTGCTGTTTTCTAATTTCGGTTGCGTAGGTGACAAGACACATTGCCTTGTCCTGTGTGCTGTGCGTGCTGTGTGCGCCCTGTGCCGATACCCTGTGCTTACGCCCTGACTATCCCTGTGCATTCCCTGTGCTGTGTGCCGGGTGCTATCCCTGCCGTGCCTGCCCTGCTATCCCTGCCGATCTCTCAACGCTACCTATACGCCACGCCCTGCCGTATCCCTGCTATGCCCGCCGTGCTGTGTGCTGTGCAATCCCGTATCTGTTGCCATCGGAGCGGATGCGACGATGTTATGAGGAGGGGCTTTGCGGGTATCTGTGATTCGGGTACACAAAAGGCACTTGACACAAGAAAACGATTGGGCCTATAGTTCGATCCAACGCAGCACCGAACAGACGAAAGCCTAGCCCTAGCGGGCAGTCAGTAGACAATGAGGTGTAGCGTGATCGCAGTAACGCAGTAGCAGTAACGTTGAGTGATTCGGGTACAAACGAGGCACTTGACACAAACGAAAGACAGCAGTAAGATTCATCCAACGCTGCAACGAAGTGATCGCAGCAAGTAACGAGACACGGGATAGCACTGTGAACCCGTGCGACTGGAAGCACTGTGTACGCAACCAATGTGAAGTACCCGGATGGGGAAAAGCGGAGGGAGCTAGGCAGGGCGAGCTAGGGCGAGTTGCGCCTAGTGAGTTCTGGCCCGTACAGACACCTTGCCGATGGTCGAGTGCCCGATCTTTAACAATCTGGAGCGTCAACTATCAGCCAGCACGCGACTAATGCGTCGCATTGAATGCTGGCAGGTACGAGACCGTAGGCATTGCACATTGCGCAGTAAATCGCGGGTTAGCCGTGATCGCCGTGCAGTGCCACGAGATAGGCGCATTACGTCGCGCTGACGATAGGCAGGCGAGTACCTGAGTGCAACGCAACCGGCAACGGGAGAAGCGGGCAGGGAAAGCGAGTCCAGTACACCAAGGCGTAGTGCGTCTATCTCGAATGGTTTCCCGAGGTTCTGGCTTGGACAAGCGGAACCCTTAACAACCCGCCCTGATAGGGGGATGTATGACCAAGAAACACTTTGAAGCGCTTGCCGCCGAGATAGCGGGCATTCGTGACCGTGGTGCGCGGCTTCTGGCTGCGCAGTGCGTTTGCAATGCGGCCCAACGTTTCAACCCGAGATTCGACCGTGTGCGCTTCTTTCAGGCGTGCGGTCTTCTGGAGGGTTGGGACCATGTATAACGGCCACAAGAACTGGAACCACTGGAACGTATCCCTGTGGATCAACAACGACGAAGGGCTGTATGACTTGGCCCGTCGTGCCCGTCGAGAAGCCCGCCGCTCGCTTTGGCGCAAGGCCGGGTTCCGCACCTCTACCGAGTTGGCTGCTGGCCTGTTCATTCAGGAGTTGCAGTCCATCGGCGTCTACAAGACACCTGACGGCGCGAAGTACACGAAGACCGCCGTGCTGGCTGCGCTTCAAGGCATGGAGGGTTGAGCCATGAAAGCCATCGTGGAGTTCGGCGTGCGTGGCGAACGCTGCACGCAGTTCGTGTGCCCTACGACGAGGGCCGCAAGCGAGCTTGCATCCGACTGCGACATGATCAAGCGCGATGCGACGTGGCCGAACAACTGCATCGATTGGGAGCGCGCAGCTCGCGAGCTTCAGGTCGATTACAGCTCCGTCGAGTTCGATGGCGTGACCTACTGGTACCGGTGAGGTGCGGTCATGATCGAACTCCCAAACATCGACGCACTGTCGCTGGACGAGCTTGTGCAACTCCAGCGCGGCCTGTCCCAGCTTGAGCGCTATGTGCGTGCTCGGCACGCTGCCGTTAAGGCTCGCCAAGCGGGTGACGTTGCGCACGCCACGCATTGCGAGCAGGTGTGTGCCGGCTTTTACAAGCATCTTCCTGAATGGGCGAGGTGGTGAGATGGGCCAGCGCTGGTACACCTCATCCTCGGGCCGCATCGAATTCTGGCTGTACGAGGCAGATGCTCGATTTGGCTACCATCCCGGTCAGTGCGACGCGTCCATCGCCGCTCGTGGACATCGAGCACGCACTACGTGTCCCTGTCGATTCTGGACGGTGTGCCGCGTGGCCCTGCGTATGGCAACAGCCAATTTGCCGCTGACCGGCGCGAGCGCAGGGACGAGGCATGAGGACTGCGACTATCGAGGTCTATCACGTATGGGGCACGAAGTCGCATAAGTCGGCTGACGTGCTCTATCGCGGCAAGCTGTTGTGTCGGCGGGCCGGTATCGAATCGCAGCAGAAGCTACTGGACGAGGCGCGCAAGTGGGCGCACGACCACGGCTTCACTCATGTAGTAGTGCGGCATATCTCCTGAAGATAGCCACGGCTCGGGTACAATTCGGGCCGTCTATGTCAACGTTCTGTAAGGCAGAGCGTTTACCTAGACTTGACTTACCGGCGCGCTCCCTGCCGTTTCGGAGCAGGGCCGCTGCTCTTTTCAACATGGCCGGGAGGCCACAATAAGAATAGATGCGAGGTAGCTATGAAGCACCGCACAATAGGTAGCAATCAGTCCGTCCTTACGTTCAAGAACGGCACGTCGATCTTGTTTTCATACGAGACACCGTGCGCAGCTTTTGTTCCGGGCGAGGGGTACAAGAGAACCGCCGACTTCGTGAGTCGCACGACGCAGCGTCACATCGCTACGTGGATCGGGAACAATCCGTCCACTGTTGTGCCGCAATCCGTCATCGTCGCGTTGATCGGCTCTGCTGCTGGCAAGCACGAGGACGACGGTGATGAGAACGTCGCCTGATCTCCTCCATAAAGCAGGTGCAATCGCCCTGCTCCTCTTTTTCGTAATCGCATTCCTTCTGTAGAGCACCAGCTATAAGGCCCGCTTCGGGTCTTCTGTCGGGCGCTTTGCATTCGTTAGCACTCCTCTTAACTTTCCGGCCCGCGATGGGCTTTCTGGAGACTCGCCATGAGCGATAAGAAGTATCTGGACAAGGCCGCACTCGACAAGCTGATCGAGTCGATCAAGGGCCGTGGCAAGAAGTTGCAGGACGACGTGCAGAAGGCTGCGCTGTCGGCTCTGCATATCGTCAACGATGGCGTGGGCGACATCGGCCCCGCGAACCGGCTGCTGCTCGCCATGCCTTCCGGCCTGCGCCGTCATGCGCTGGCTTCCTACCTCGTGTCTTTCGGCAAGCTGAAGCTGAACGAGGACAAGGCAACGAAGGGCGAGAAGCCCCTCGTGTACGACAGCAAGCGTCCCGGCGACACGGAGAGTGCATCGGGCACGACGTGGTTCGACTTCACTCCCGAGCCTGACCTGAACAGCAGCACGGTCTTCGACTTGCACGCCGCCGTGGTTGCGCTCATCCGCAAGGCGAGCAAGGGCAACAACGACACGGAGTTCTTCCGGCGCATCCTCGCTGCCGCTCCGTCCGACGTGCTGGAGAAGGCCAAGATTCCGCAAGAGATCGTGGCAAAGCTCGGCACCACGCAAACCGCCGAACAGACGGCGTAAGCCCCTTCACCTCCACGCATCGAAGGGGTGCGTGGAACGTTGACCCCAAGATGTAAGTGTATGTAACATTCGATTCGTCTTACACAGGGTTTACGGCAAACAACAGCACCCTAGATGAGCGAAAGCTGCTCGTCATTTTCGGCTGCCTTTCAGGGCCACACGTAGTGAACAGCGTGTCGAACGGGGGTTCGGCACACGGACTGGTTCGCTTGTCGCAAGCACAACTGCGCTCCCTCCCAAGGTGCGCCGTCCTTCACTGGACAGTGTTGATCTATTAATGCGCAAAGCACAAATAAACTTCTGGATGGGTCAATGAACACCATTCTCAACATTGGTCTTGCTCGAAACGATGGCAAGCCCGACAACGGCGTCCTGCACGTTGTCGCAAGTCTCAATGAATACGGTTTCAAGTTCGTGGCTGGCGAAGTCTTCGAGGTCACGCATGGCAACGGCACCGCGCAAACGCTCATCGCTGAAGTCGAGTATCAACATCACGCTCAATACATCCCGCAAGCTATCGCTGCTCTGTCGGATGAACTGGCGCAAGACTGCATCGCAGTCGGCTACGTGATCGACGGCAAGGTGCAAGGCGGCGATCTCTATGGCCCGAAGTCCGCCGAGTGGGGTCCATTCAACCCCGAGTATTTTGTTCTGCCGACTCGCTAAGGACTACTTCCCATGCTCGTCTTCCGCATCGAGGATGCGGCGGGCGTGGGTGCGTACCGATCCAACTGCGAGAGTCATCCTGTAGACCATACCCAACCTGCGCCTTGGGAAGACCCCAAGCTGCGTATGGCATGGGCCGGTCTATGCGACGACGGCATTCATAAGGATTACTACTTTGGTTGCGGCTCGCTAACGCAGTTGCGCCGTTGGTTCCATTGCGAGGACTGGCGACGCACTGCACACGAAGCGGGGCTGCGTGTCTCCGTCTACAAGATTGATCCGCTCGCGTTCAACCCGAACGAGCGGACGGCGAGGCTCGCCTATCGCGGCTCGAAGCAAGTCATCTTCCGCAGGGAATCGGCGCAACACGTTCGCAGCATTCCCCTGACTGACCTCTGAAACCGTGCGCAGTACAGGCACACCCTTGGGAGCATTCAATGCAACCGCGCATCACCTACGTCTACGACGGGCAGGGCCGTGTCATTGCGGCTGTCGTGTCCGGTCTGGTCGGCAACGCATCGCCGCGTGAAAACAACGCCATCAGGAGCAACGCATGAGTCTGTTCGACATCGCATCCGCACGCCGTCGCATCTTCAACGCCATCGACGCCGTGCAGCGGCTCGACTATGCCCGTCCGCTGCCTGCCTTCCACAAGTCCCGCATGGGCCAGCGCTTCGCAGAGTGTCAGCAGCATCAGCGCGAGCAAGTCGAGCACACGTTCGACAAGCTGGTCGAGTCGCATCGTCTTCTGGAACAGACGCAGGCCGAACTCGAAGGCGCACAGCGGGCGAACAAGAAGCTACACGACGAACTCGCAGCGACGCGGGAGTCGCTGCACAAGCTGGTCTATGTCACGCCGTCGAGCGTCCTGATTCAGGCAGGCTTGGTCGAGTACGTTGGTCGGCGCGGCGCAGCATTCGCAGCGGCACAGCGTCCGCCCGAGGCAGTGAAGTACACGGGCCACGGCAGCAACACGGGCGGTCTCCAGCAGCACAGCATCGGCCCGGAGTACCCGTTCATCACCTACATGCACGGCGACAAGTGGCGTGTTCTGGACAGCCGCACGGGCCACACGCACTACGCCGAATGGTCCCGCTCGGACCATGCACACAACGTGGCCCGTAGTTGGGCGCAAGGCGTCGCGAACGGGCAGAACATCGCCATCCAATCCAACGGTTTCTTCGGCATTCACAAGGAGGAGTAATGCGTCAGCAATTCCGCACGAACCTGCCCGAGCAGGATGACCTGCACCCGCTGTCGGTGCAGTTGAAGGACGACAAGTGGCACGTCTTCGACGCCAGCACTGGCGGCTGGTCGAAGGAGGGCTTCGACTCGTACAAGCAGGCCGAAGCAGTGGCCCGCGAGATCAAGCATCAGCAGAAGGTGAACGCAGCAGCACGCGTTCTGGAGTTGGCAAACAAGAAGGAGGCAGCATGAATCGTTTCGAGAACCCCATCGTCGTTCGCACTCTCACCACGGTCGGTGGCTCGCGTCCCGGCAAGGCCATGACCCGCAAGAAGGATCGCAAGGCACGCAAGCTCGGCTTCGTGAACTGGCAGCACTTCATCCAGCACCTCCTCAACAACCCGCAACTCATGGAGAACATCAACCGCATCGCGGCAGCTGTCGCCGCTCGCCGCCTCGGCGCGTAATTCCAGCAAGACACGCAGCCAACGTGAGGCGCGTGCAACTCGAAACTCACGGACCATAAATCGCGTTAGCCAAGTGCGCGCATGTTTAGCAAGGACTAAGACATGAAAGAACTCCTCTCCCTCACCCGGAAAGCTCACGAACTCGCTGTGCGTCTCCACGTCGCCGCGCTTCGTGTTCAGGTCCGCGTCATCCGTGCCGAAGCTCAAGCCTCCCGCGAATCCGCCCGGATCGCGTCGGCAGCAGCAGACCGCGCACGTCGTATCGCCAACGATGCAGTCGTTCAGGCCGACGCCTACGACCAGCACGCCGCAGTGGTCGAACAGGCCGCTCGCGTCGAAGCCACGAGCATCGGCGGCGCTCTCTAACCATGATCCACGTCACCAAGAAGGCGGTCTACGGCCCGTACGGAAGTAAGCTGTCGCCCGCCTTTGTCATCACCCGCGTCGAGGTGTTCGGCCTCGTCGTGTACCGGGCGTCGCTCGAAGGCTACATCGAATGAACGACCTGTCCGAGCTTTACGAGGAGTCGGGCATCGAGCCTGACTTCACTCCTGTCGATACCGTGTTCAACCAAGTCGGCGCAGGCATCGCGGTCGGCTTTCAACTGATGGAGCAAGACGACGAATGAACGGCGAACAACTCAAGGCTGAAGGCCAAGCGAAGGCAGTCAAGCGTGCAGGCAGCGAGTGGCTGGCGACGGCCCTCTCGCGTCTGAAGGACTACGCACTCGAATCGTACGCATACGGTCAGGGCGAAGTCACCATCGACGGCTTCCGCGAATCGCAGCACGCCATCGAGCCGAGCAACGTCAACGCGTGGGGCGCGCTGCCGCGTGCCGCAGTGAAGGCGGGCATCCTCACGCCGACGAGTCGCACCGTCAAGGCGAAGCGCGTGAAAGCGCAGGCCCGCGTGGTCCGTGTGTGGGACGTGAACCCGGCTGCGCTGTAACGGTTGCTCGACCCGAAGACATGGCTCGACGCCGCGCAAGCTACCGACGAGGGCCGGTCGCGGCGGGTTGACCATCACTGCGGCGGCGGACGCACGCTCAAGGTGTCCAACGAGGAGCGGGGCTGGTCAGCCTTCTGCTTTCGTTGCGACGACAAGGGCTGGTTCGCCAAGCCGCAGGAGTCGCTGTCCGAGCGCATCGCAAGACGTGCTCGCGAAGCCGAGCAGGACGAGCGCACAGCCTCGTCAGTGGCCTTGCCCGAGCCGATCAATACCGACGTGGCCACTTGGCCCGTGAGGGCCGCAGTGTGGCTGTACAAGGCCAGCATCGGCAAGCCCGAGATTGCGGAGCTAGGGGCCTACTGGCACGAGTCCACCGCTCGTGTCGTGGTCCCCGTGATCGAAGGCGAGGAGATCGTCTACTGGCAGGCTCGCGACCCTTGGTGGACGCGTAGCTCGAAGCGCCCGAAGTACCTCAACCCCGAGACCGACAAGCAGCACCTCGTCGCTAAGTACGGACGGGGCGACCCGCTTGTGCTTACCGAGGACGTGTTGTCGGCGTACCGCGTAGGCCAAGTAACTGAGGCGTGGTCTCTCCTCGGCACAAACCTCACCGACCCTGTGCTCATTCGCATCATCAAGCGCGGCGGCAAGGTGCGTGTGTGGCTGGACCCCGACGCAGCGGGCCGCAAGGCATCCCGAACGATCATCAACAGGCTGGCGGCGTGCGGCGTGGACGCGGAAGCGATCCAGACGCAGCGCGACCCGAAGCTCTACTCGCGGAGGGACATAGCACTTGTCATTGGACGTGACACTCCTGCGTCTCCTGAAGACAAGGGAACGGTTTGAAAAGCTGTACAGGTCCGTGCCCGAGCAGGGCATAGACGACAACACACGGACGATCCTCAAGGACTTCGGCAAATACTTCGACGCCAACCCCGGCGTCAAGGTGATCGAGCCGGGACCGTTCGCCACGTACTTCAGCCTCCTGCACCCGAAGCTCAAGCCCGAGACCATCGGCGTGTACAAGGCACGTTTCAAGGAGATCGGAAAAGACCCGGCGCCGGGGACCGAGGACGGCATCCTCGAACGGCTAGTGTCTGTCCGCACGGCGGCGAAGCTACAGCAGTTGCTCGAAGACTTCGACGGCGGCGAGGCCGACCTGAGTGCTGCACTGCGCGTCATCAACGATGAGCACGAGGCGTTCTTCCTGCGCCGCAAGAAGCATCCGAAGGTCCGCGACCGCATCGAAGACATCCTCGAAGAAGACGAGAACGACACCGGCTTCCACTGGCGTCTGAACTGTCTCAACGGTTCGATGCGCCCGCTACGTGCTGGCGACTTCGGCATCATCGGTGCGCGTGTCGATACCGGCAAGTCGTCTTTCATCGCGAGCGAGTTGACGTTCATGGCTCCGCAGGTGGACGAACTCTACCCGGATCGTGAGCGGACTATCGTGTGGTTCAACAACGAGGGTCCGGGCAAGCGCATCAAGCATCGCCTGTACAACGCCGCGCTGCAAGAGAGCACGAAGGAACTGATCGTGCGCAAGAAGGCGGGCACGATCTACGACGACTACGTTGGAGCACTCGGCGGGCGTGACCTGATCTACGTGTTCGACGTTCACGACTACACCATGTCGGAACTCGAAGACATCGTGAAGGAACTCGACCCGGCCATCGTCATCATCGACATGCTCGACAACGTGCAGGCCGATGGGCAGGCAACCAACGGCGGCACACGCACTGACCAGATTCTCGAATGGCTGTACCAGCGTGCCCGTGTGTGGGCCGTGAAGTACGACTGTGCAGTGCTGGCTACCTCGCAACTCAACGGCGAAGCCGAGGGTGAAATCTACCCGAAGCAATCCATGCTCGCCAACAGCAAGACCGGCAAGGCCGGGGCCGCAGACGTGATCGTGATGGTTGGTCGCAGCGACTCTCCCGACTTGCAGAACAGCCGGTTCATTTCACTCCCGAAGAACAAGAAGCGACGCGACGGCGGGGCACAAGACCCGCGCCGCGAGGTGACGTTCGACGGGCCACGTTCCATCTTCAAAGACCCGGAGTGACATGGCGACATACACGAAGGAGTTGTCGCGCCGCACGACTATCAGTGAGGACGACGAACGGGATACGGTCATGCTCGTGCAGAAGAACGACCCGAAGTTCCGCGACGAGGACGACATCATCGTTCTCAACTCTCACGAGGCCGAGCGCGTCTACGCATTCCTGCATCGGAAGTTCGGAGGGCAATGAACTACACCGTATGGGACATCGAGACCAGCACTAAGACGGAGTTCAAGCGGAAGGCTAACCCCTTCTCGCCCGAGAACTACGTGGTCTGCCACGGTTTCAGCCGAGGCAAGATTGGTGCAGACACGTTGGCCGAACCCAAGGGCGAATACTTCGGCGTGGGCGATGCAATGGAGGGCCGCATCGCTGCGTGCAAGAGCCTCCCGAAGGATTGGTTCACTAAGCTGCTGAAGGGCACGAAGGTACTGGTCGGACAGAACATCAAGTTCGACATCCTGTACGCCATCGCGAACCCGAACTCTCGCTGTGAGGAAAACCTCATGGCGTGGATGGAGTGGGTAGCAGGCGGCGGCATCGTGTGGGACATCCAGCTTGCCGAGTACCTGTTGCGCGGCATGGAACAGTCCTCGCAGATGATGTCGTTGGACGAGATCGCACCGGCCTACGGCGGCAACGTCAAGTTCGATGAAGTCAAGGCGCTATGGGAGCAAGGCGTCCCGACCATCGAGATACCCGAAGACCTCCTCATGCGCTACCTCGTCGGTGGCGACGGCGAGCACGGCGACATCGGCAACACCGAACTCGTGTTCCTGAAGCAGTTCGAGAAGGCGAAGAAGACGGGCCAGCTACGCAGCATTCTGCTCAACATGGGGTCGCTGCTGTACACGACCGAGGCCGAGCGCAACGGCATGTTCGTTGACAAGGAACTCGGGCTGAAGCTGGCCGAAGAACTGAAGGGCAAGCTCGACCTCGCAGTCGAACAACTGAGTGGCTACCTGCCCGAGGACTTGCCGTTCGACTTCAACTGGTCGAGCCGCTTCCATAAGTCCGCGCTCATCTTCGGTGGCACGGTGAAGTACAAGGCGCGTGCTCCGGTGCGCGACGACGAGGGCAACCTCACGTACTACCAGAAGGACGAGGAGCACGTCCTGCTCGCCCACGGCAACAAGACCATGCCGTACGACGAGTGGATTCGAAGGGCTCATCAGCCCGAGCCGCAGCGATTCGCAGGCGGCAAGAACAAGGGCGAGTTGAAGAAGAAGAAGGTCAAGGTGCCCGACATCGAGCGCGGCCCGAAGACACGCATCGAAGACTTCGAATACACGTTCGACGGGTTCACCAAGCCAAACAAGCGGTGGGCCAGCAGCGAGCCGGGTGTCTACTCGACCGCCGCGAACGTCATCGAAGAACTCGGCAACAGGGACATCCCGTTCCTGAAGACGCTGAGTGAAGTGCAGGCCATGACGAAGGACTTGGGCACGTACTTCATCGTCGTGGACGAGGAGACCGGCGAGGAAAAGGGGATGCTTACGCTTGTCCAGTTGGACAGCATCATCCACCACTCGCTGAATCACACCTCGACCGTCACGGCGCGACTGTCCTCGTCCAACCCGAACTTGCAAAACCTGAGCAAAGGCCAGAAGTCGAAGGTCAAGCTCGTGTTCAGGTCGCGCTTCGGTGAAGACGGCGTGATCTGCCAGTCGGACTTCTCGTCGCTGGAGGTGTTCATCCAAGCGATTCTCACCGGCGACCGGCAGTTGATTGACGACTTGGCGTCGGGCGTGGACATGCACTGTATGCGCCTCGCGGTGAAGGAGAAGATGCCGTACGAGGAAGTGCTGCGCCTGTGCAAGAACAAGGACGGTAGCGTACCTCCCGACGTTCACGCCGAGTGGGACTACAAGCGGACCAAGGCCAAGGTCTTCTCCTTCCAACGTGCATACGGCGCTGGCGTCGCGAAGATTGCTGCGTCCACTGGCATGAGCGAGGAGGAAGTTCAAGCACTGGTCGATGCCGAGAACGAGCGTTACCCGAAGATCGAGCAGTTCTACGAACGGCTCACGGCGACGATCAAGAAGAACCGCAAGCCGACCAATCGCACGGTCGAGCATCCCGACAAGCGCGGGCTGATGGTTCAACTCGGCAAGTCGTTCAGTCGTACCCCGGACGGCAAGCTGTACTGCTATTGGGAATCCCCGTCTCCGTCGTTCCTGTTGGACAAGGGCATCCTGTCCTCGTTCAGTCCGACCGAGATAAAGAACTACGTCGTGCAAGGCGGCGGTGGGGAGTGGGCCAAGGCCGCGATGTGGCTTTCGGTTCGCGCCTTCTATCACTTCAAAAACTTCGACGGCAAGGCTCTGCTCGTGAATCAGGTTCACGACGCGGAGTACGGCGACTTCCACAAGAGCGTGGCGGCAAAGGCTGCTGCCCTGCTGCACACCTGCATGGAAGAAGCCAGCACGTTCATGGAGTGGTGGTTCAAGTGGGAGCTTCCGATAGGAGTCCCGAGTGACACGGTGTGGGGTCCGTCGATGATGGACGAGAACCCCATCGAAGACCCCGTGTTCGGCAAGGCAGTCGAGAAGCTGCGACCGTGGGTGCGCAACCGATTCATCGGAGGCCACGCACCGTCATGGATGCACTGAAGCTCGGCGTTATGGCGGTCGAGGCACCGATCGCCCTGTACCTCATCATCAAACAAGGAATCTGATACATGGCATTGGACATCAAGAAGCTGGCAGCGAAGGCGAAGAAGACGGGCCGCGACTTCACGAAGACGACCTCGGGCGGTGGCGGCGAGTACACCCCTCCCGCAGCAGGCCCGTGCAACCTGCGCTTTGTCGGATACTTCGAGATCGGCCTGCAAAAGAAAACGTTTAAGGGCGCGGAGAAGAAGGTCAAGCAGGTGCAGTTGGTCTTCGAACTCTCGGGCAAGAACTACCCGCCGAAGGAACTGGACGACGGCACGAAGCTGCCGGTGCGCATGACGATCACGGAGGCCGACTCCACGAACGTCAAGGCGACGATCAACAAGATTTTCAACAAGCTCAACTACGAGGGCAAGGCGACGCACTTCGCTGAACTCCTCGGCAATGCCTACCGTGGCCGCGTCTATCACGTCGAGAAGGAGACGGACGGCGGCAAGGTGGTGTACGCCAACCTGCGCAACGAGGACGGCTACAGCTTCACGCCTCCCGTGATCGAGGTGATTGACGAGGAGACCGGCGACGTGACCACGAAGCCGGTGAAGGTGGCCGAACCGCTGACCGAACTGAAGCTGTTCCTGTGGGACAACCCCGACAAGGAGCAGTGGGACAGCATCTACATCGACGGCGAGTACGAAGCCGTGAAGGACGAGAAGACGGGCAAGATCGTCAAGCCCGCTCGCTCGAAGAACGTGCTCCAGAACAAGATTCGCGCCGCGCTGAATTGGGAAGGTTCCCCGATGCAACTGCTGCTCGAAGACGGCGAACTGGAGACTGACGACACCGAGGGCAACGAGGCCGACCCAGACGAGCAGGAGCACGACGAGTCGGACGACGACACCCCGCCGCCGTCGAAGGGCACGGCTACTGCGAAGAAGGCAGCGGCGGCGAAGGCCACGGCGTCGAAGAAGACCACGACTAAGAAGGCCCCGCCGAAGAAGAAGCCCGAGCCGGAACCCGAGCCGGATGACGACGATGCCGGTGGTGACGACGCTGGCGACGACGACGATCCGCTGGAAGACATCTGATGCAGAAGCCTGCGTGGTTGGAGAAGGCGGCGAAGCTCGCCGCTGAGACTAAGCCGCAGGCTCGCGTCATCGTCCCCGAAGTGGTGAGCGAGCGCACTGTCCACGTTGACGGTGACTACCTCGCTTACCGCTGCGCGGGAAGTGATGAGTGTCCTCCCGGCATAGCTCGAAAGAACGTCCGCGATAAGGTCGATGCGTTGCGCGAAATGAGCGGCGCACGACGCGCCCTAGTCCACCTGTCGATGCCGGGTGGGAACAAGGGCGAGCGTTACCTGATCGCGACCATCAAGCCCTACCAAGGGCAGCGAACCCACAGCAAGCGGCCCGCGAATTGGGACATGCTGCGTGCGTACCTCGAAACTCACGACCCAAAATTGAATCCGGCATTCGCGGTGGCCCGATGGTCCGACCGTGAGGCCGACGACGGATTCGCCGTGGCGAGTTACGGGGCGCGTGATCCATCCCACGAGTGCGCCATCGCATCGCCTGACAAGGATATGCGGATGCTGGCTGGCCTGCACATCGACTTCCACGACTACACCCTGACCATCGTGCCCAAAGGCACCTATGAGCTTCTAGGCCCCTACAACGGGCTGGTCTATGGGCACAAGTGGTTTTGGTTGCAGACGCTCATGGGCGACACGGCGGACCACATCCCCGGCCTGCCGAAGGCCGAGGGCAAGTTGTGCGGAGAGAAGACCGCAGAGAAGTACCTCAAGGGTACGACATGCAACGAGGAGGCGTTCGAAGTCGTCAGCAGGCTCTACGAGGGCACGTATGGCGACGAGTGGGCAGACCGCTTCGTTGAGCAGGCCGCGTTGCTTTGGCTGCGCGGCGGCGACAAGGCCCTACTCCACGACTTCATTCGAGTCGTTCCACTTACTCCCGAGATCGAGGCGGCAGCAAAGCGCCTGAATAAACGCGTGAGGATACAGCGTGCGGAGATTGACAGCATCACAGCTAAAGCCCACGCGGCTGAAGCTGAAGAAGGAGCAGCGTGAGATTTGTCCGCTGTGTGATGGGCCTCTTGGCGACGACATTGTTCTTGACCATGACCATGCAACGGGCGATGTCCGGGCGGTGCTCTGCCGCTGGTGCAATGCGGTGCTTGGCAAAGTCGAGAACTGGTCGAATCGCATCGGTCGCGGCGTCGAGCCGAAGACCTTCCTCAAGAACGTCCTGACGTATCTCGCGTTCCACGCCGAGAACCCGTCGAACATCAAGTACCCCACTTACAAGACCGAAGCCGAGAAGCGCGATGCACGCAATCGCAAGGCACGCCTCGCTCGTCGCAAAGCCAAGGAGGCGAATTGACACAGCCGCGCATTCTCGTACTCGACATCGAAACCGCCCCGGTCCTCGCCTACGTGTGGCGCACGTTCAAGGAGAACGTGTCGTGGGATCAGATCAGCACCGACTGGTACATCCTCTCGTTCGCCGCGAAGTGGCTCGGTGATCCGCGTGTCATCTACTTCGACCAGTCGCGGAAGCGGAACATCGAAGACGACCGCGACCTCATGAAGAAGCTGCACAAGCTGCTCAACGAGGCCGACATCGTGGTCGCGCACAACGGCAAGAAGTTCGACGTGCGCAAGATCAAGGCGCGCTTCATCCTCAACGGCTTCGAGCCGCCGTCTCCCTTCCGCATCATCGACACGATGCTCGAAGCGCGCAAGGAGTTCGCGTTCACGAGCAACCGTCTCATCGCCCTGACGGACATGCTATGCACCGAGAAGAAGCTGACGCACGCCAAGTTCCCCGGCTTCGAACTGTGGGCGCAATGCCTGAAGGGGAACCCCGAGGCGTGGGCGGAAATGAAGGAATACAACATTCAGGACGTGGTGTCGCTGGAGGAGTTGTACCTGAAGCTGCGCCCTTGGATGGAAGGGCACCCGAACGTCGGCGCGTTCACGGACCCGGACGAAGTGACCTGCCCGCGCTGCGGCGGTACGCATCTGCGCAGGGCTGGCTTCCGCTACACGCAAACGGGTAAGTACGTCCGCTACCAGTGCTACGACTGCGGCGGCTGGTCCCGTGGTCGCACGATGGTCAACACCCGCGAAGTTCGCGACAACCTTTTGGTGAACTGATGAACGTCATCGGAACGCTTCAGCACCTCGCCAGCGAGTGCGGTGAGACCACGCAGGCTGCGATCAAGTACATCCAGCACGGCCCGACCTCCGTGAACCCGAAAGAGCAACCGCCGAAGACAAACCGGCGTGCGCTGGAGGAGGAGGTAGGGGACACGCTGGCCCTGATCGAACTGCTGATCGAGGGCGGTGTCCTGCGTCGCAAGAAGGTGCAGACCCGCCGCAACCTCAAGCTCGACACGTATCGGAGGAAGTACGCCTAATGGCACGAATCATCGGACTGACCGGCTTGGCCGGTGCGGGGAAGGACACGGCTGCGCAAGCGATGCAGCGTGAGATCGTCGGGGCCGGTACGGAGTGCCGCATCGGCAGCTTCGCGGACCCGATCCGCCAAGTCAGCAAGCTCATCGGTCTCGAACCGTACGACCGTGAGCGCAAGGAGAAGCGCGTCTGCATGAACGTGGACGACTTCTGCGACAGCTTCCAGCACGCGATGGACAAGGTGCTCGGCCAGCGACTCCCCGATGAGGACCGCGCCGCGCTCTACGCCTACACCGTCGAGGCGCTGGAGAAGTTCATGTACGAGGACGTGATCGAACTCTCTCCTCGCGAGTTCATGCAGGTGTACGGCACGGAGGGCGGGCAACGTCTCCGCAAGACGCTGTGGGTTGACCTCGCCTCGTCACTGTGGAACGCGCTCCCCGGCATCGTGCTCGTCCCCGACACCCGATTCGCTCACGAACTCGCGGTGCTGGACGACCTGATCCTCGTGGTGCGCCCCGGCACGCTGCCCGTCAACGGCCACGTCAGCGAGCAGCTTGCGCTGAAGCTGATGGACGGCGCGGACCCGGCGACCATTGCACCCGGCCTGCGCTTCTACCGCCTCTACAACAACCGCCCGCAAGCGTTCTTCGAGCGCGCCGCTGAAAAGCTGGCAACCGCGTTCGCCCACTACGGAGTCTGAATGACGAAGTACATCATCCACAAGGCAGTTGACTTCTCGGCAGTAAAGGTAGGAGTGCGTAAGGAACTTGGCGCGGAGTCGGTCGATTGCCTTGCCAACACGCACTACCTGCAACGTAAGTACGACGGCTGCAATGCCATCGTCAAGGTGACGCCGAGTGGCTTCGACATCCGGTCACGCACCGACGAGCGTGTGCGCTCCTGCGACCACATCGGCGTGAACGTGAAAGCGCTGTTGTCGAAGCGGCTCGAACGCGGCGAGAGCTACGCGGTACTCGGTGAGGTGTGGCGAACACTCACGCCGTTCGCGGACATCAGCGGCATGTACCGGCGACACAACGCGGAGCCGACGTTGCAGTTCGTCGTGTTCGACATGCTGACGCTGGACGAGTTCGAGAATGGCGCTTCGTTCCGTCGCTTCGAGGATCGGTACAACGCATTGTTCCCGTACTTCCGTGGCTTCCATCCGCTCGATCCGGTGCGCCTGTGCGAGACGTACATGCCGGGTAGTTACGGGGAGCCTGTGTCCCTCGCCACGCACCTCGTCAAACAGGGCGGCTACGACGGCGCGATCCTCCGCGACCCGGACGGGCTGTGGACGGCAGGCAGCGGCACGGACGGCGAGATCATCAAGGTCAAGGCCGCAGAGACCTACGACCTCCGCGTCGTCGGTGTCGAGGAGGGCAAGGGCAAGTACAAGGGCACGCTCGGCGCGCTTGTCTGCCAAGGCCCGAAGGGTCACGTCAAGGTCAGCGGCATGACCGACGCGCAGCGCGACGAGTGGTGGGCCGACCCGACGAAGATCGTCGGCCAGATTGTCGAGGTGCAATGCCTCGGCTTCACCAACATGGGTTCCCTCCGCGAGCCGCGCTTCAAGGGCGTCCGATTCGATAAGGAGTCCGCAGACTTTGAGTGACATCCGGCATCAAGTAACTCGCGACCCCGCCTCACCGCACACCCTCGTACTCGTGTCCGCCCTCTACAGCAACGCCAAGGGCACGTTCCTCGAAACCTCCCTGATCGACTCCCTCCGCCACGACGACTGCGACTCGCTTGAAGCCGCAGTCGCCGCCGAGGCGCGTCTGCATCGGGAACGCATTGAAGCAAGGATGAAGGAGGCAGTCTAATTTGACGCAAGCGTACGAGTTTGTTGGTCCGTTCGAGTCGCCACAGCGAGCGCTCGAAAGAGAGATCATCAGGGAGAGCCGCGAACGTGCTCTCCGCATGATGGAGAAGCGCGAGCAGGACGGGCAGGCCGACATGAACCCGTACGCTCGCCCCATCTACCGACGCTACATGATCCCGCTGGCCGGGATGATCGAGGAGTCTGTAGCAAGCACCGGCAAGGCGGGCCGTCGCAAGGCCCATGTTGCCCTGCTCAAACCGCTCGACCCGATGAGCGTGGCCTTCATTGCAACACGTTGCGTGATGGTCGCGATACTCGGTGGGTCCGCAAGCGACGACGCCCGTGTGGTGGCCCGTCACTTGGGAGTAGCTGTCTATCGCGAACTCGCCCTCGCGTCGTTCGAGAACGTCAGCCCCGAGTTGTATTGGGAGATCATTCACGACATGGACCGTCGTAACTCGAAGGACGCACGGTACAGATACCGAGTGATCCGAGACACGGCAACAAACCGCGACATCGAACTGCCCGACTGGACGCAGGTGGACCGTGAGCAAGTCGGTCTGTTCCTCATCGAAGGACTGCGGCAGGTGGGCATGGTTGACGTGCATCGCCGCACCACGAACAAGTTCGGCAAGGTGCGCGAAGCGTTCGAGATCAACCTGACCGACGAAGCACTGTCCCTGATCGGGCAGATCAAGTCGGTGGTGGAAGTGACGATGCCGTTGCACCTGCCGTTCATCGAGCCGCCGAAGCCGTGGACCGCGTTCAACCGTGGCGGGTATCACACGAACGAGATGCGCCGCGTTGCGCCCTACTGTATCTCTGCGCCCCGTGTGAAGAAGCGCGAGGTGCTGGACGTGTATCACCGTGCCGACCTGACCGTCGTGCGTGGCTCGATCAACCGGCTGCAATCGGTGCGCTGGCAGATCAACGCGGAAATGCTCGACACCGTGCGGCTCGTCGCGAAGCATTTCGACATGGACGAGGTGTTCACGCAGGCCGAGACACCGAAGCCGAAGCCTCCCGAGTGGTTGCCCGCCGACCGCGACGCGCTGAAGAAGGAGGACATGACGCCGGATCAACTGAGCGAGTTCACCGAATGGAAGCGACGGGCCGCTGAGTGGCACAACCAGATGAAGATGCGGCGAAGCAAGTTCAATCGGTTCTACTCCGCGACGCGGGTGGCCGAGCGCTTCAAGGAATACGATGCCATCTACTTCATGTACCAAGCCGACTTCCGTGGCCGACTGTATGCGATCACAACTGGCGTCAGTCCTCAAGGAAGCGATCTCCAGAAGTGCCTCCTGCGCTTCGCTGATGGAAAGCCTCTCTCCGATCCTGACGCAGTGCGGTGGTTCAAAATCCACGGGGCCAATAAGTTTGGGGTTGACAAGGTTCCGTTTGCCGACCGGATCAAATGGGTGGAGGATCGAGACCAGTTCATCGTCGCAATGGCCGATGATCCTGTCAGTCACCGAGACTGGACTGAAGCTGACTCTCCGCTGCAATTCCTTGCTTGGTGCAAGGAGTACGCTGCATGGCGACGCGATCCTACAGGCTTCGTTAGCCGTCTCCCGGTTGGGCTTGATGGCTCATGCAATGGACTTCAGCACTTTTCTGCAATGCTCCGCGACGAGATTGGCGGGCGAGCTACTAACCTTCTCCCGTCAGAGCGACCGAACGACATCTACCAGCAAGTTGCTGATGTCGTGAAGCGCAAGCTGTCGGAGCTGGACATCGACTCGCTGGCCGAGAAGCATCAAGTGTTCGCGAAGAAGTGGATCGCCCACGGTGTCAACCGGAAGCTCGTGAAGCGTTCCGTGATGACGCTGCCTTATGGATCGACTCGGTACTCTTGTGCTGAGTTCATCGTTGAGGACTACCTAAGACGTGGTGAGGCGGTCGAGTTCGAGAAGAACGAGTACACCGCCGCAGCGAACTTCCTCTCGTACGTCGTGTGGGATTCCATCGGTGAGGTGGTCATCGCAGCTTCGGAAGCGATGGCGTGGTTGCAGAAGTGCGCAAGCACCCTCATCAAGGGCGGACAGCCACAGATACGGTGGACGACGCCGAGTGGCTTCCCGGTCGTGCAGGTCTACAACGAGGCTGAGTTGATGGTCGTGAACTCCATGTTGCTCGGTGGGGTGCGTATCAAGGTGGGCGTGGGTTCCGATACTCCGCACATCAACCATCACAAGAACGGGCTGAGTCCGAATTTCGTGCATAGCATGGACGCGTCGCATCTAGTGCTGACGGTACGGGAGTGTGAGAAGCAGGGGATTGATTCTCTCGCGATGATCCACGACGACTACGGCACGCACGCAGCGGACACGCAGAAGTTGTTCAACATCATTCGAGATACGTTTGTGAGGATGTATGAGGAGAACTCTCCGCTTGATTGGTTCCGCGATCACAATGACGGCCTTCCTCCGGTTCCCAAAACTGGCGGGCTGGATTTGGAGCAAGTGCGCAAGTCACAGTTCTTCTTCGCATGAGTCTGTCACCCACGAAACTGAAATTGATTTCGGTCGCGTAGGTGACGCAACCACGGAGGAACCAATGAAGGAGCAGGTGCTCATCCGGCTCGACCCGGAGCAATACCGGACGCTGGAGCGGCAAGTCCCGCCTCCGGTCGTCACGTCGCAGACCACGGAGTTGCAGGCCGGGTATCAACTCGGCGTGCAGACCGTCCTGAAGCTGCTGCGGGAGGGCTACATCGTTGGCTAAGGCCCCGGACGGACCACGCCGCGTCGAGCCGTGCGAGCACGGTGCGATATGGGCGGCGGGCACTGCGCATGTCGAGCAGCTTCAGAAGCTCGGCAGAGCGTGGGCGAAGCATGTGGACCCGCATCACATCATGAAGCAGATCGTCACCGGGCAGGTGAACGCTTTCGTCTATGGCGACTACCTCGTGGTGTTCGACATCGGAGGGACGTGGACTAGCCCCGGCGTGAAGCTGTTCGAGGAAATGCTGACGCTTCGGCTGAACACGTACACGAACGCCGGGAGCTATCGGCAGGTGGTGTGGTGTATGGAGTCGCTGGCTCGGGCCAACGGCTGCGTCGGAGTGCTGCTCGGGACTGTCGGTGGTTATGACGACCGCCTCGGGCGCGTGATCGAACGACTCGGCTACGAGAAGGCAGGCGGGTCTTACTACAAGGAGGTTTGAATGGGTGTTGTGAAGAAAGTCGTCGGCGCAGTGGGCAAGGTGTTCGGTATCGACCCCGGCTCGCAGGCCGATGCGATCCGCGACGCTGCGAACCAGCAAGCACAAGCCGCTATCGAGGCGGCGAACAAGCAGGCCGAGGCCACGAAGCAGGCGTCGGCGGCGCAAGTGGCGCAGACCAACGCACAGGCGCAGGCATCCGCGCAGGCGCAGCAAGCGGCCATCAATCAGGCCAACCTCTCGGCGCAGCTTTCGGCGCAGTCGCAGCAGCAACAGCCGCAGACGCAGGTGGACCTGACCAGCCAATCGTCGGACAGCACGGACCCGCGCCGCAAGTATCAGGGCGGCACGTCCAGCGTCGGCGGCACCAACGGAGGCGTCGGCATCCGACTCACATAACAAGGAGACCGCATGACCGTTCAACGTGCATGGTCACAACTGGACGGTCAGCGCAAGTCGCTGCTCGTCCGCTGCATGAAGTACGCGGCATTCACACTGCCGCCTATCTGCACACCCGAGGGCTACAACGAGAACTTGGAGGAGCTTCAGACGGACTACCAGTCGGTCGGGGCGCAAGGGGTGAACAACCTCACCAACAAGCTCATGCTGGCCCTGTTCGCACCGTCCCGCCCGTTCTTCCGTCTCGACCTCCCGCAAGACCTCCTGAACACGCTGAAGGCGCAGCCGCAATTCGATCCGACCGAGTTGCAGTCGATCCTGTCGGTTGCCGAGGCCAACTGCGTGAAGGAACTCGACCAGATGGGCGTGCGCCCGAACCTGTACCTCGCGCTCAAGCACCTCATCGTCACTGGCAATTGTCTGCTGATCCTGAAGAAGGCAACGCTGCGTGTCCTCGGGCTGAAGAAGTTCGTGGTGAAGCGGTCGCAGTCGGGCAAGGTCATTCGCATCATCATCCGCGAGGAGGTGCTGTTCGATGAACTGTCCGACAAGGCGCAGGAGCAACTGAGGTACGCAAGCACCCGGTTCCGCGAGTGGAAGCCCGAGGGCGACTCGCCTGCGCCGACCGTTTGCCATTACACCGACATTCGGTGGGTCAACGGTAGCTACATCGAAACGCAGCACGTCGATGAGTACAAGCTCGTTGGCAGCGAGTTCGAGGGCAAGTACACCGACGAGACGATGCCGTACCGTGCGCTGACGTGGGAACTCCACGACGAGAACAACTACGGCACGGGTCTGGTCGAGCAGTGTGCTGGCGACTTCGCCGCGCTCTCTGCTCTCTCGCAGGCCGAGGTGGAGGCCGCGATCCTCGCATCGCAGTTCCGCTGGCTCGTGAACCCGGCAGGGCAGACCAAGCCGGAAGACCTCGAAAACAGCGAGAACGGGGCCGCGCTCCCCGGTGTGCAGAACGACGTAATCCCGCTCGTCACGGGGACCGCACAGGCGCTACAGCAGATCGACGTTACCAACAGCAAGTACGTGAACAGAATCGGGCAGGTGTTCCTGCTCGGCGCGTCCGTGATCCGCAACGCGGAGCGGGTGACAGCCGAGGAAATCCGCCTCGTCGCGAACGAACTCGAAACGTCGCTTGGTGGCGTGTACTCGCGCCTCGCGCTGGACTTCCAGCTTCCGATGGCCTACTGGCTCATCAAGGAGGTGTCCGTCGATCTGAAGGGGACGCACCTGCGCCCGATGGTCATTACCGGCCTCGACGCGCTGTCCCGCAACGGCGACCTCGACAACCTCAAGCTGTGCCTGCAAGACATGGCCGGTGTCGGTGGCCTGCCTCCGCAGATGCAGTTCGTCCTCAAGCTCGACGCCATTGCCAACGCGATCTTCGCGGGGCGCGGTGTCGATCCCAAGCTGTACATCAAGTCGCCCGAGGAGCAGAAGGCTGATCTGGAGAACCAGCAGCAGATGGCCCTCGCGCAGCAAGTCGCTCGACCGATTGCCTCGGCAGTCACGAGCAGCAACCCAACCGCACAAGGATAACGATGATTCGATTCGGCAAGCACTTCCCCCTGATGGACGAAGCAAACGACGGCACGCAAGGCGGCGCAGGCGGCGGCGCAGCAGCCCCGGCTGCGGCACCCGCTGCTGCTCCTGCCGTGCCCGCAGCGGCGGCTCCTGCGGCCCCTGCGAATCCCGCGACCCCTGCGAACCCGGCAGCGAACGAGGCGGGACTGTTCGGTGAGGCCGTCAGCTACCAGCCGACCGGCGACTCGAACCTCGACCTCGCACTCGGCTTCGTCGGCAAGCACGGCCTCGGCCCCGAGCACCCGGCAATCGTCGCAGCCACGAAGGGCGACTTCGGCCCGGTGAAGGCGCTGATGGCCGAGAAGAACGTCCCCGGTTGGGAGGCGCACGTTGCGCTGGCCGAGAAGGGCTACGCGGACTTCGTGAAGGCCGAGGCCGACAAGACGCTCGCGGTGCAGAACATTTGCGTGCAGGCGGCAGGCGGCGAGCAGGAATGGGGCGAGGTGCTGGCGTGGGCCTCGCAGAACGCCGAGCCGCACGAGAAGGAGCAGGTGAATGCCGCGCTGGCCGCAGGCGGCGTCGTGGCCGAGGCCGTGGCAGCGTTCCTCGTGAACAGCTACCGGGGCGCTCCGGGCGTGACGTACACCCCGCGAGAGAGCGCGGTGAAGCCCGAGGCGGCTCGCGGCGCGGCGTCGGCCAGCGGCGGGGCGCTGTCCCCGGCGGAATACGGCAAGGCCGTTGCGGACCTCCGCGCCAAGCTCGGCACCCGCTTCGACCAGTCGCAGGAGTACCGGCAGTTGCAGCAGCGGCGGACGATGTATCGCGGCTAACGGCAGGTAGCACCGTCCCGAGAGGGCCAGTCTGGAGCGATCCGGCTGGCCCTTTTCAATTTCAGTTGCGTAGGTGACACAACGCACCGTGTCAATCCTAGAGACCTAAGCGTGGCGAGTATTGACACGCATTACAAGAAAAGGAGTCCTTAATGGGCTTGAGCGTAAGCAACATCAACCGTCCCGGTCAGAATCTCCAAGTCGGGAACAACCCGCAAGTCGGTTCGGCACCGGCTGGCACGAACCCGATGGCCCTCCATATCGAGGAGTACACGGGTCAAGTCGAGGGCACGATTGCCCGCAAGTCGGTCATCAACGGCTACATCCCGGTTCGCCCGGTGAAGGGTACGTCCACGATCAGCGGCTTCCAAGTCGGTGAATCGAGCCTGTCGAAGCTCGTGCCGGGTACGGAACCGGACGGCAGCGTGAACCAAGCGACGAAGGTGAAGCTGACCGTCGATACGGTCGTGATCGCCCGCAACATCACGCCGATGATTGACGACTTCCAGAACTCGTACGATGCGCGTGCGGCTGTCGGTCAGGAGCACGGCAAGAAGATTGCCAAGTTCTACGATCAGGCGTTCCTGATCCAAGCCATCAAGGCCGCTGGCATCACGGACATGACCGGCTATCCGAAGGGCTGGCAACCGGGCACGCAGAAGACGTTCACGTCGGCGGGTCAGGAGAAAGACCCGGCAGCGCTGGAGGACTACCTCGGCCAACTGTTCTCCGACATGGAGGACAAGGACGTGGACCCCATCGGTGACGACCTCGTGATCGTCGTGAAGCCGTGGGTGTACTACACCCTCCTGAAGAACGATCGCCTCGTGGATCGCGACTTCATCACGTCGGATGGCACGACCATCAAGACGAAGGAAATGGAAGCGTTCGGCGTGCCGATCTGGCGTTCGAACAACCTCCCGACCGGCAACATCACCGGCCACTTCCTCTCGAACGACGGCAACGGCAACGCCTACGACGGCGACTTCAGCGACGTGATCGGCGTGACCTTCTCGCCGCGTGCGCTGCTCGCGGGCGAAACGATCCCGCTGACGACCGACGTGTTCTTCGATCAACGCCTGAAGGCGTGGTTCATCGACGCGTACCTCTCGTTCGGCGTCACTCCCAACAACCCGGCGTTCGCGGGCGTCCTGAAGAAGGCACGCACCTAATCGCCAAAAGAGCCCCGATGCCCACAAGGTGTCGGGGCTTTTTCGCATCTGGAGAGTTCACATGCGTTTGACTCAATTGGACGTGGTTAATCAGTGCTTGGCTTCGATGGGTGAAACGCCTCTGAACTCCATCGACTCGGACCATCCGTTCGTGGCCGCTGCGCTGCTGAAGATGAAGACCACGAACACGCAGGAGCAGGCGAAGGGCTGGTGGTTCAACACCGACTACATCACCCTGCAAGCCGACCCGAACACGAAGTTCATCTACGTCCCTGCGGACGCGATCAACGTCAACCCCGACGACGACGGCACCGCATACGTCATCCGAGGCCGACGCCTCTACAACCGTTTCACATCCAGCTACGAGTTCGGCGGCTCTGTCGCCATCGTGCTCGTGCGCGAGATTCCGTTCGATGACCTCCCGATGCTCGCGAATCACATGATCGCGGCGCGCACGGTCCTCGACTTCCAGAACGACTACGACGGCGATGCCGACAAGTACAACAAGCTCGGCGCGGCATACCAGCAAGTCTTCACGACCCTGCGTGCGGAACACATCCGGCAGGTGAAGGCGAACATGCTGCGTGCGCCCGCTGTCGCAAGCCAGCTTCGACTGATCCGACCCATGAGCCGGTATCACCGTAGCTGGTGGTAAGGAGGACGCATGGGAAAGGTAACAGGTAGCTACGCCAGCATCACGCGGGGTGTCAGCGAGCAAGTCCCGCAGGACCGGCACCCCGGACAGCACTACGAACAAGTCAACATGGTGTCCGATCCCGTCAAGGGACTCGTGCGCCGTCACGGCTCGATCACAATGGACGAGCGTGCAGTGGTGGGAATGACGCCATCGCCCAATCTCACACCGACTCAACAAGCGTACGCCCGCAACTACCGCGAGTACAGCTTCTTCATCGGCGGCACTGAGTACGCCATCGTCTACATGAGTCGCGAGCGCAACAGCGGCGACGCACTGCCCTTCTGCTTCGTGCTCAACAAGGCGACGGGCAAGTTCCTCAACGTCTCGTACGCCGACCAGCAGAATTTGCAGGACTGGATTTTCGGCGGCATCAGCGCGGTCACGACGGTTGGCAAGTACATCGTCATGGCGTCGAACCGCATCGGCCCCGGATACAGCGTCAACGACCAGTACGCGGCGCACCAACAGCAGTGGGTAGGCACGGTGCGCGGTGGCGCGTACAGCCGCACCTTCAGGCTGAAGGTGAAGCGGACGGATGGCGCAGAGTTCACCGCGTCGTACACGACGATGGCTTCGAGCTACCCGAATCTGCTGAACACGGACGACATCCCACTCCAAGACAACCCGAACTACCAGAAGCAGGTGAACGACCGGGTGAACGACTATAACTCGCGGGTCAATCAATGGATTGGCGACGCGGCACGTTCGATCACCCCGGAGAACATCGCGCAGCAGTTGGCGAACTCTCTCAACGCGCAGGGGTTCAGCAACGTCGGTGTGCTCGGCGGGACCATCTTCGGCGATAGCGTCACGTCCGCGTCGGGCGACGACGGCGGCGATGGTTCGATGTTCCGCGTGGTGTTCAATGAGGTGGACGACCCATCGAAGCTCTCCCCGATTCATGCTCCGAACAAGGTGGTGCGCGTGCGCCCGAAGGGTGCGCCCGACCCGTACTATATGCAGGCGATCCCTGACAATCCGTCGAACGGCGGATGGCAGACCGTAACGTGGAAGGAGTGCGCGGCGCAGATTGTGCAGCCGGGGCAGGTGTTCGCCATCGGCGCGCTGTCCGACGACGGGCAGACGTTCCACCTCGGCAGTAGCGCTGCGGCCCTTCAAGCGGCCATCGGTGGCACGGTCCCCGGCTACACAGCGAGCGAGTGCGGGGACTTGAACGCCGAGGGCGCGGTCCCGTATTTCTTCGGCAAGCGGGTCACGCTGCTGACGGTGTTCATGGATCGCCTCGTGATCGTTGCGAACGGGACGATCTTCATGTCGCGCACGGGAGACTACTTCAACTTCTTCCGCAAGTCGATGTTGACCGTGAATGACGATGACCCCATTGAAGTGTACGCACTTGGGGCCGAGGACGACATCATTAGCAAGTGCGTCACGTACAACAAAGACCTGTTCATGTTCGGCCTGCGCAAGCAGTACAGCGTCAGCGGGCGCAGCGTGCTCACGCCGAAGTCGGCAGCGGTGGCAACAGCCGCGAATGAGCAGGACGCGACGTATGCGCAGCCGGTAGTGGTTGGCAACCTGCTTTACTACGGCAAGTACGAGGACGCTCGCAATCAACCGGGACCATCGCCGTACGCGGGCCGCATCCATCAGTTCCAACTCGGCCTGTTCCAAGACACGCCCGAGACCTACTGCGTCTCGCAGCAGTTGAGCCGGTACATCAAGGGCAGGCCCATCGAGTTCGCGGTGCTGTCTGCGCCGTCGTGCCTACTCGTGCGGACAGACGGTCACGACAACGGGCTGTACGTGTATAGCTTCATTGACCAGCCGGGTACGCAGGCCCGCGCATTTGACTCGTGGTCCCGGTGGGAATGGTCCGCCAACGTGGGTCGCATCATCGGACTCACCACGTATGAGGCGTCTGTCTTCGCCTTCGTATTGCGATACGACGGGGCCAGCGTCTATGTCGCCTGTGAGCAGTTCGTACTGGACTCGGACCTGTCGGTGAATCCGTACCTCGACGCACAGCGAGTGGCGACGCAATTCGCCTCGGACACCGGCTACATCAACCAACGCAACGTCTCGCTTATCTCGGACGGTGCAGTTGCACTGGCCGACACCGTGGATCGTGCGTGGCTTGGTGAGGCCAATGCGAATTTCTTCGACTTTTGGAACCGCCTCGACGCGACAGAGAAAGCGAACGCATGGACGGGCATCCAGTACGAGTCGTACGTCGCTCTGACGCCACCGTTCGTCCGCGATCAGAACGACAAGGCGCTCATCAACGGGCGGCTCGTGGTGGGACGGTACTCGGTGAGCGTGTCGGACACAGGCGGACTTGACGCGTGGATTCACGCCACGAGTCAGGACCAGAAGGTGTTCAAGTTCAACGGGCGGCGGGTGGGCCTGAGTAACAACCAAGTGGGGCGACAGCCGATCACCACGGCAGCACTCCAGATTCCAGCAGGCCGAGCCAACATCGAGCACACGATGTCGCTGCACTCGCGGAAGTGGTTGCCGATGGCCCTCACTGCAATCGAGTGGGTCGGTCAACTGTTCCTTAACTCTCGGAGGGTGTGACTATGGGTTGGGCAGCATTAGCAAGCATGGGCGCGAACTTCCTGAGTTCGTGGATTCAGGGAGACGCGCAGAGGACTATTGGGCAGGCGCAGACCACGATCGACAATGCGAACACGTATTCGCAGAACACGATCAATCAAGCGAACGCCGACGCAGCCAACGCTGTGCGCGCAGCCAACAACGGCTTCGCCGCCGCGCAGGCAGCGTTGTCGAACCTTACCCGCAGCATTGGCAATCAGGCGAAGCTCGAAGCCGGTGGGAAAGCCGAGGACGCGCTGACGACGAACATCCTTCGTCTTCAGGATCAGGCAGTACACGGCAGCTTGGAGTCGCAGCTTCGCTCTGCCGAACAGCTTGGCGCGGTGCGCGCCGCTGCTGCGGCGGCGGGCGTGGGCGGCTCGACGGCCCGGATGCTTCAGAACACCATGCAACTCACGGCGGCGCGAGCACAGACGGCGGCGGATCAGAACACGCAGTACCAGACGTACGACATGCTCCAGCAGAAGATGGGCCTCGTGCAGAACAAGATCATGTCGCTGGACGAGGGGCAGACCTTCGCACCCATCGACTACAACATCAACGTCGCGCCGCTGGTGCAGTCGCCTATCCGTGCGAGCCAGTTCGCAAGCTCGGCATTCGGCTCGTCCCTGCTAGGCACCCTCGCATCGAATACCGGCGCGATTGCGAACCTATTCGGCGGCAGCGGATCGGGCGGCGGGGTGGGCGACACGTCGAACTATTCGTCAGGGAACGTTCTCAACGGGCTTATTGGGTCCGTCACTGACGCTGTGAAGCAGTTCGGCAACCTTGGCGGCTCGTCCAACGGGTTCTTCTCTACGGCCTCTGGCAGCAAGCTCGCCAACTTCCAACTCAGTTAAGGAGGAACACATGGCAGGAATGGGACCGGATTCCTTCGCACTCGATGGGGGCGGAGGCGTCGTTTTGCAGCAGCCCTCGCGCAGCGCGAGCGGGCCGCAGATCAGCTTGCAAGGCAGCGGCAGCGCAGGCATCCAAGGCGGGCAAGCGGCCATTGCTCCGGGCGGCGAGTTCCAGCAGGCGGCGACTTCGGGCAAGACGCTCGATGCGTTGAACAAACTGACGCAGGGGATGCTTGCCCCGTACATTGCGGCAGAACAGAAGCGATTGTATTTCGAGGGCATGTCCCAAGTGGTGCAGGGCCGCTCGCTTCAGGACATCGAAAACCAGCAGCCGTGGTACACGAAGATTTTCGGGCCTTCGGCTACGGTACAGGGCGCGCAGGCGATGACGGCGATGACGGCCATCGCACAGGCGCAGAACGAGTTCATGGAGAACTTGCCCTCGCTGCGCACGCGTGATCCGGGCGAGGTGCGCCAGTACCTTGTCGATCAAGCGGTCCGCATCGGCAACACGGGCGATCCATTGGTCGATGGGCTTGTTCAGTCGAAACTGGCCGAGCAGTGGGGGCCGATGCTCGACACGCACATGAAGCAGCACTTCGCGTGGCAGCAGGAGGACATGGGCAACAAGTTCGTCAATATGCAGGTGGCGAACGGGAAGCTGCTGCAATCGACGCTGCACGAGCAGTCGGGCTACGTCGATCCCAAAGCCATGCAGGCGCAGGTGACGAACTTCACTGACGGCCTCCTCAAGCCCTACGGCATGACCGACGAGGCGTACGGCAAGTACATGGCCTCGGCTGCGCGGGCCAACCTGAGCAACGGGAACTTCGAGGCGTACACCGCACTGAAGAACAACGGCGAAGCGTGGAACGCGATCCCGATGGACGCCCGCGTGCAGTTGGAGAACGAGGAGGAGTTGTGGACGCAGAAGGCCCTGAAGAAGGCCCCGGCACTCTCCGACATCACGCAGGATCAGACCAAGCTCTCGATCTCGCTGACGCAAGGCTCGTTCCCCGGCGACGAGAAAGCGCTCAACGGCGTGATCGACCAGATGAATGCAGACTGGAAGCGGCGCAGCGGCGCGAGCACCGACATGATCGACAACGCGGGCCGCGACTCGCTGCTGAAGCAGTTCTACGCAGGCCGTGCCAAGGTGGCCTCAATGTTCCAGAAGGCACAGGAGGGGCTGGCCGACGATCAGGCGCAACGCACCAGCGCGCTCGGCGCAGTGAACGGCGGTACGTCGTCGCTGTTGCCTCCGGGCGTGAGCACCGAGAACGCGCAGCTTGCCGTCGAGGAGTTTTGGCAGACGGCGCAGGCAGACGAGGCGTCGCTCGACAATGGCATCAAGAAGCTCGCCCTCGTGGCGGACGACAAGAAGCTGCGGCCCGCTTCGCTGGAGTCGCAGTTGCGGCAGGACTCGGACTCGCTGTTCGTCACGGGCGGGCAGATCAATCAGCGTGCGCAGAAGTCCCTCACGGTGATGCAGAAGATGCTGGCCTCGGGCGCAAACGGCCCGACCGCACTGGCGAACTACATCGGGGCGGACAACGCGAAGCGCGTCGAAGCGTTCATCGGCTCGGGCGTGGACATCAACGACCCGAAGGCGCTGGAGACGACGCGCTCGTGGATCAAGAACGGCAGCGGCGCGGCGGCGACCTCGCAGGACAAGCAGGCAGCGACCGACTACATCGCGAAGCAAGACCCCGGCTTCTTCAAGCGGTGGATGCCGATTTTCGGCGGTCCCGGCCAGCTTACCTCGTACGAGTTGAATGACGCGACGAAGGCAGCGCTCGCGGCGGACCTCGGCCCGTACGTGGCAATGACGAAGAAGGCGTACCCGTCGATGTCAGACGAGTCGGCGGCGCAGTACGCGTACAACCAAGTCTACGGCAACCTGAAGAACACGGACTTCGTGGACGGGACCGTGGTGAAGCACAACCCGTACGTGGCAGGCGCACAGTCGCTCTATCAGGGTGTGCAGGCAATCTCGAAGAACGCGCTGGATCAGTCCAACGAGGACTACCAGTGGTCAGTGCGTGAGGTGGCACGAGGCAACCTGAAGCAGGCCGTCGAGGCGGGCATCAAGTCCATCAACGACGCGCACATGAGCGACCCGCTCTACACGAAGGCAAGCATCGACAACTTCCGCGACGGCGACTTCCAAGCTGTCGGCGGTGAGCAAGGTGGACGCGGCGTGCTGATGCTGTACTACCAGAACGCGAAGAACGGGCAGGTGTACCCCGTCATCGTGACCCCGCAGCAAGTGCGGGACAAGTGCCTCGAACGTCTGAATAGCTCGCGCTCGAATGTGGATGCGGCGAAGAAGGCGGCGATGGACAACCCATTCACGCAAGGCGGCGTGGGCGTCCTCCCTTAACTGGAGTGTGCGGTGTGCGGCGGCTTGAATCAGGCCGTCGTGCAACGCGTGCTCGATACTACTTAGGAGTATTAATGACTGATCCGATTGGTATTCGACAGAACAACCCCGGCAACATCCGCTTCGGCGCAGGCTTCGACGGGGAGCAGGAAGGCGACAACGGCTTCGGTGCGTATCCGACGCCGGTAGCAGGCGGCACGGCCCTCATCAAGAACCTCGTGGCGTACGACGTGAAGCACGGCTTGAACACGGTGCAAGGCATCGTGACGCGTTGGGCACCGCGCAACGAGAACGACACGAACGCGTACATCAACGCAGTCGCAGGCGATCTCGGCGTGGGCGCGAGCGACACGCTCAACATGAAAGACCCCGGCACGCTGGCGAAGCTCGCGACGGCTATCTCGAAGCACGAGGGCAACGGCGCGGTGTTCGGCAACGACTTCTACAGCGCGCTCACGAGCAACAACCCGGAACTCGCGGCGTACATCGCCTCGCAGAAGATGCCGTCGTTCATGAAGTCGCAGGCCCGCGCCGCCGCCTACAAGGCGAACCCGCAGGCACCCGGCGAACCGGCGATGAACGTCAACGACACCGCCGCCATCGACGCAGTGTGGAACCAGCCCGACGTGATCGGCCAAGCAGCAGCGCTGCAAGCGGGGCAGGAGATCGCTGCACAGACGCGGTGGGCGGGCATGGGCGAGTCCTTCGTTGACTCTCTCGTGAACAACACGGTCACGGGCCGCATCATCGACATGACGCAGCGTGGCGAGGTGGACCCGAACTTCAAGATCGGTGAGGAGCAGTTCGACCAGATGGGTACGGCGGGCATCCTCAACAACAAGCAACTGTCGGACTACGTGAGTGGCGCGTACAACGCCGAGGACTTCCAGCGTCGCCTCGAACTCGCGCAGGAGCGGTCGGACTTCTTCCAGCGCGCCAGCAACACGGCGGGCCTGAAGTCGGCGGGCGTGACCACGATGCAACTCATCGGCGGCATGGCCGACCCGGTGGCGATCATCGCGACGCTCGGCGCAGGCTGGATTGCGAACGCGGCTCGCGCAGGCGCGGCGGCGTCGCTTACCGCGAGCGCGGCAGGCGGCGCGGTCGGCAACGTCGCGGTGAGCAGCTTCGTCAACGCAGCGGACAACCAGCAGTTCTCGTGGGGCGACCTGATCTCGCAGGGCATCCAAGGCGCGGCACTCGGTACGCTCGGGCACCTGCTCGGCGGACACCCGGCAGCGGGCGAGCGCGCCCCGGCACCCGGCCAACCCATCCCCGAGATCGACCCGGTGCTGAAGCCCATCGCGGCGGCTGTGCAGGAGTCCATGCAGTCGAACCTGAACCACGTATGGGAGCAAGGCCGTCGTCGCACGATGGACCCGCTCGCAGCGTTCTCGCGGGACGGAATCGCTGCGGAACTGCACGCTGCACCGACGACCCCGGCAGTGGGCCGCGTGGCCCTCTCGGAGGAGCGTGGTGCGTTGTCCTCGGCTGACGTGTCGGCGCGCACGGGGTACACCCCGGTCTCGACGCTGGCTGATGCTCGATACAACCGCCTGCACGATCAAGGCGTCATCATGGAATTGCGCACGGCGTCGGACCTCAACGCGGCCAGCCCTTTCCATGCGAAGTACGGTGAGGCGATCCCCGACGACGCCAAGGCGTTCTACAGCCCGCAGGATGACCGTGTGTACGTGTTCCGTGACCGACTCACCCCGGAGGAAGCGGCGGACCCGTCGGGCCTCATCATGCACGAAGTCGGGGTCCACTACGGCCTCGAACGCATGGTCGGCACCGAGAACTACACGAAGCTGCTGAAGGCAGTGGACGACGCGCAAGACCCGCGTGTGCTCGCAGCGAAGGCTCGCGTGCCTGCGGACACCCCGGAGCACCTGAAGCTCGAAGAAGCTCTCGGATACCTCGCGGAGAAGCACCCGCAACTGGCCGTCATGAGCCGCATCGTGTCGAACATCCGCAACTGGCTGCGCGACAACATCCCGGCATTCCGCCGCATGGCCCTCACGACGAACGACGTGCTGCAATACGTGCGTGGCTCGGTGAAGAACGTGCGCAAGGCGGGCAAGCTGTCGATGGACACGACGTTCCCTTACGTGTGGCACGGCTCCCCGGTGAAGGGTATCGAGCAGATGGATTTGCGCTTCGCTGGCACGGGCGAGGGTATGCACGCGTACGGCTTCGGCCACTACGTCACGAGCGAGAAGGGCACGGCCATCGACTACCGCAACAAGGAGGCACAACGCCGTGGCCTCGCTGCGGAGGAAGGCGGGCTGTACCGCCTGCGTGTCAACACGACGCAAGACCGCATCATGCGTTGGGACCGCCCGCTCTCGGAGCAGCCGTCGATCCAAGCACTGCTGAAGGGCCACGTCCCGTTCGAGGCAGGCGAGACCGGCCAAGCTGTGTACGAGCGGCTGTCGAAGCAACTCGGCGGGCAGAAGGCCGCGAGTGAGTACCTGAACGAGGCAGGCGTGCATGGTCTGCGCTACGACTCGGGCCGCTCGCGTGGCACGCCGAACCCGAACTCCAACTACGTGCTGTTCAACGACGATCACCTCGACATCGCGAACCGCTACTCGCGTGGCGTGAATCAGGTGTACCCGTCCAACGCGGCGCGTGTGCAGCTTCGCATGTCGAAGGTCGCGTCGGACATCACCGACCGCGCCTCGAAGTGGGTCGAAGACGCGTCGCCGGAATCGCAGGCGCAGCGCGCACGGCTGGAGAAGTGGTACGACGAGCAGCGCGTGAAGGTGGGCGCGGACAAGGTGCAGACGTGGATCGACTCGCCGGGTCTCATCGTGCAGCGTGACAAGTCGAAGGTGGCTCGCTACCTCGGCGCGCACCTGTTCGAGGACGCGACCGGCATCGGCAAGCGTGAGTCCACCGTGGCCCTCGACTACGAGCGTTCGCAGTTCGGCTACAAGGCCCTCGCGCTCCCGACGCTGAAGGAGAACCTGACCAAGGGCTTCACGCCGATGGAGAAGGCGCAGTACATGCTCGGCTTCGCGAAGGCCGCAGAGGACCGCGTGTGGCGGCAGGTGGCAGAGGAACGCCTCGCGCACCGCGCAGCCCGCGAGGCAGGCGTCGAGCACACGTCGTCGGCCCCGGACCACATCCGGGCGATGGCGAAGGCTTTGGACGACTTCTACGACAAGGTGACGGCAGACGGACGCCTCGCAGGCAACCCGTACGCGGACGCCGTGCGCGGCTCGGGCTTCGTGGGATTCATGCCGTACGCGTGGCAGTGGGAGCACATCGCAGACGCGCACGCCAAGGACGCACCGCGCTTCGCGGCCCTGCACGAGAACCTGACGCAGCAGTACGCCGAGCGCATCGTTGACCCGGCCATTGACGAGTTGCTGAAGAAGAACCCGGCAGCGGCACCCGACGAGATCAAGAATCTCCGCGACCGCATGAACGAGAAGGTGGGCCACTTGGTCGATACGAAGCTCAACGACCTGATGGCGGACCCGCAGTCGCGCATTGACCACTTCGACCAGAAGTTCGAGGTGACCGCGGGCGACCTCTTGAAGGAGAACTTCGACGGCGCGGTGATTGACGGCGACCTGTTGCAGCAGTTCAAGGAGCAACTGGCCGACATCCGCACCGACCGCTCGCGTACCGAGTTGGACCTGACGCGCAAGGTGAACAACGTCGCCCTGCTCGACTTCATGGACTACAACGGCGAGCGCATGGTGACGCACGGCGCGCACCGCTTCGCTGGCCTGAACTCGCTGGCCCGCAAGGGCTTCATTGACGAGGGCGACGCCACGGCTGCGCTCGAAGCTGCCCGCAAGGACGGCGCGAGCCGCGAGGCGCTGCAAGCGCTCGACTTCGGCTTCCGCTCGTTCGGTCTCGGCCAACTGCGCAACCACGAGCGCGCTGCCTTCTCGACGCTGCGGAACTTCACGTACGCGGCGACGATGGGCAAGCTCGGGCTGTCGGTGCTGGCTGACGCATCCAACGTGATCGCGGCGAGCGGCGTGTCGGGCTTCCTGCGGTCCATCGCAGGCGGGCTGTCGAAGAACACCGAGTTCCTGAAGCAGATGGCTGTCGATGCTCCGTCGCTGTTGGGGCAGGACTACCGGCTGCACAGCTTGACGCCGGATGTCTCGGCCACGGGCCGGGTGATGATCGGTGAAGGCTCGAACCTCAACCGCATGTCGCAGCGGGCAACGCAGCTTACCTCGTGGCTCAACGGCTCGAACATCATCGGCACGATGCTGCACCGTGGCTTCCTGCCCGTGTTCGCTGAAGACCTCCTCCGCACCATCAAGGGAGAGAACGGCGGTATGTCGCTGCGTCGCATGGCCGACGTGGGCCTCGACACCGAGACGATGGCGCGCATCAAGGGGCAACTCGACCAGTTCGACAAGGCCCGAGAGCGGGGCGGTCGGATCAATTGGGACCAGTGGGAAGACCAAGGCGCAGCCGACAAGCTGATCGAGGCGATGCACCGGGGCACGTACCAGACGTTCCAACGCGCTCTCGTGGGCGAGGCCCCGATGTGGCTGTCGGAGTCCAACGCTGGCTCGCTGTTCGGCCAGTTCCGCCGCTACGGCATCGTCTCGTCGGAGAAGCAGCTTGCGCGCAACGTCGCCATCGGGGACATCAACACGGTCAACGCCTTCGTGCTCGGGACCGCATGGGCCGGGATGCTGTATTACGCCCGTCTGCAACTCAACTCGATGGGCAAGACCGACGCGCAGAAGCAGAAGTACATCGAGGACAACACCAAGGGTTTCAAGCTCGCTGCGGGCGTGTTCACGCTGATGAACATGAGCGGCGTGCTCCCCGACACCCTGAACCTCGGTGAACTGGTCTTCGGCGGCACGGCCTACAACCAAGTCGGCTCACCCGTCGCGGCGATGGGCTACCTCGGCAACGTCGGCTCGGCCCTGCACTCCGCAGGCTCGCTGGCGACCGGCCAAAGCACCAACCACGGGCAGGACTCGAAGAACATCCTGCGCATCGCGCCGCTGGCGAACTCGCTCGTCGGCACCTACGTCGCTAACTCCATCGCAGCCAAGTAATCCGGGGAGGCCCGCCAGTCGGGCTTCCCCAATTTCGGTTGCGTAGGTGACACAATCAAGGAGCAGAAATGGCTGCAAACGAACTCATTCCGTGGATCAATTCGGCGGGTGAGGGCGGGGTGCGGAACTCCATGCAGGAGTACCCCGGCACTGGCACGAATGGTCCCTTCGAGTTCAACTTCGCAGGCGGCTACATCGACCAGTCGCACGTCAAGGCGTACCGATACGACCCCGTGTCAGCCCTGACTTACCCTCAGACGCTCACTTTCATCGGTCAGAACCAAGTCCGCACGTCGGACATGATCCCGACCGGGCAGTTCCTCGTCCTGTATCGAGACACCCCGAAGGACAAGCCCCTTGTCGATTACAGCGAAGGCGCTGTGATGGACGAGGCGAATCTCGACAAGAGCAACGACCAGAACGTGTTCATCGCGGCGGAAATGCTCGACCGCTTTGACTCGATCAACGCTACGAGCGGCGAGGCGATCCAACGCTCCGTGCTCGCGTACAACACCGCGAACGAAGCGCTCGACCTCTCGCATCAAGCGCTCGACGCCTCGGGCAACGCAGTCTCCACCGCGAACTCCGCGCTATCGAAGGCGAACACCGCTATCTCGACGGCCAACGATGCACATGACATCGCAGTCGGTATCGACGCAAAGGCGCAAGCCGCGCTCGACGCCTCGGCCACTGCGGTATCAACCGCGAACCAAGCCAAGAGCACGGCAGACGGCATTGACGCGAAAGCCTCGAAGGCCCTGACCGATTCAGCCAGTGCAGTATCGACCGCAAATGGTGCGGCCAGCAACGCGACGCAAGCGTTGAACACAGCGAACTCCGTCAGTGGCAAGGCCGACAACGCCGTGGCAACTGCGAACGACGCAGCAGCCAAAGCGAACAACGCGTACCAGAAAACGGGCGGCGTCGTCAATGGCGAAGTGAGCAGCACTAATGCGAACTCGTTCCGAATCGCCGCAGGCAACTACGGCGTCTTCGTCCGCAACGACAGCACATCGGCTTTCCTCATGCAGACGAACGCAGGGGATCAGTACGGAACTTGGAATAGCTATCGACCGTTTAGCTGGAATCTCAGCAGCGGCGCTGTGACCATCGACGGCACCGGCGCAGGCATCACCACGGGTGGCCGAGTCACGGTCGGGCAGGACGTTGTTGCAAAGGGCGTCGTGTACGCCAACAACGGCGCTGCGCAGTTGGCCTCGGATGGCAACATCAACGGTACGCAGTGGGGCGGGTGGTTGAGCAACGTCGTTACGCGAAAGTACAACGACACCAACAACTACGGCTACGTTGTCCACGACACCGGCAACAAGATGGTTATGAATTGGGACGGTCGCGTGCGGCTGTATGTGGACGGCCAGCACCAAGGCGCGATCTACACCGATACATGGTTCAACATCGGGAACTACGCCACGAACGGTCGGGCCGACGACCTTCAGAACCAGATCAACAACAACTACAACGCCTCGATCAAGCGGTCCACAGGCAACAATATGTGGATCGGGTGGGACGGCAACAACGGCGGGCGATTCAACTTCTCGATTGATGACGCAGGCATTCGTGCCTACATCCAATCGAATGTCGGCTCGGACTATCGCCTGAAGCGGGACATCAAGCCGACCGAGCAGGACTCGCTGGCCCTTGTGAACGGCATGAAGTTCAAGCAGTTCGTGTACAAGGAGAGCGGCTGGCCCGTGTCGTGCGGCCTGATCGCGCAGCAAGTGAGAGTGCTGAAGGATGACCTCGTGTATCAGCCTCCGGGCGACCCGCTCGACGGCAAGTCGCCGCTGATGCTGGATCAGGTGAACCTCCTGCTAACGGCGCTGCACGCGATCCAGCAGTTGAGCGCAGAGGTGGAAGCACTCAAAGCTGCGGCCAGATAACTTAGGAGAACATAGTATATGGAACCCGGCGACGCAGTTGACATCGCTAAGGCCGGTGGGAACAGCGTCGCTGGATTCACCATCGGTCACATGACCGGCAATGACCTCGTTGTCATTGGCACCCTGATCTACCTCGCCTGCCAGCTAATCGTCCTCGCACCGAAGGTGTGGGACACGATCAAGCGTTGGCTGACAAAGGACAAGCACGATGGCTAAAGCAACCGAAGCGAAGCTCTCGGAACTGCATGGCGTCGTTGCCGATGAACTGAAGCGACGCATCGAAGAAGGAGAGGCGTCTGCCGCCGACATCGGCGCGGCCATCAAGTTCCTGAAGGACAACCACATCACGGCCAGCATCAACGACAACGAGGGTCTGTCCGACCTCAAGAAGAAGCTGGACGAGAAGATGGCGAAGCGCGGCGGCAAGGTCGTACCGCTCACCCCGCGCCCTTTGCCGTCCGAGACCGACATCAACGACGTGCTCGATAGCATCGAAAGGAGCGCGATGTAATGGCCCAACGCGAGAGTGCTGAACAGGCTCTCTTGCGATGGGAAATGCTGGAGCTAGTGCAAGCTGCGTACCCCACGTTCGAGCCTTTCCTCGAAGACGTGATGGCGGAACTCGGCTTCTCGACTACCGAAATCCAGAAGGACATCGCAGAGTTCCTTGAACACGGCCCGCACTACCTGATGATTCAGGCACAGCGCGGCCAAGCAAAGACGACGATCACCGCTGCGTACGCAGTCTGGTGTCTTATCCACGATCCACGGCTCCGCGTCCTGATCCTCTCCGCAGGCGGCACGCAGGCCAACGAGATTTCAACGCTCATCGTTCGCATCATTCAGACGATGGACGTGCTCGAATGTCTGCGGCCTGACCGCAACGCGGGCGACCGTACCTCGGTCGAAGCGTTCGACGTTCACCACTCCCTCAAGGGGCTGGATAAGTCACCAAGCGTCGCCTGCGTCGGTATCACCGGCAACTTGCAGGGCAAGCGTGCTGACTTGCTGATCGCGGACGACATCGAGTCGCAGAAGAACGCACTGACCGAGCACCAACGCCAAGCGCTGCTGAACCTCACACGAGACTTCCCGTCGATCTGCTCGACCGGGCGCATCGTGTACCTCGGCACGCCGCAGAGCGTGAACTCGATCTACAACACGCTGCCGGGTCGCGGCTACACCGTCCGCATCTGGACGGGGCGCTACCCCACGAAGGAGCAGCGCGAGAACTACGGCGACATGCTCGCCCCGCTGATCCTGCGACGCCTCGCAGCGCAGCCCGAACTCGGTGAGCCGAGGTGGGGGCCGCTTGGCGACCAAGGCGCGCCAACCGACACCGAGCTACCTGCGGGCACCGAGGAGTACCTGTGCAAGAAAGAGGTTGACCAATGCCCGAGCTACTTCCAGTTGCAGCACATGCTCAACACGAAGCTGGCCGACGCCGACCGCTACCCGCTGCGCCTCATCAAGGTACAGACCGTACGCATCGTGGGCGACCTGTTCCCGATGTCAGTGCAACCGGGCCTCCTCGCGCAGGACTGCGTGGCGTACGAGATCAACGGCATCACATACACGCTCGGCGTACCAGCAGCCGTCTCCGACGACCGCTCGCGCCTGCAAGGCATCGTCATGTACGTGGACCCTGCGGGCGGCGGCAAGAACGGCGACGAGACCGCATACGCCGTGGTGGGCTTCCTCAACGGGAACATTTGGGTGCTCGACGTGGGCGGCGTGCCCGGTGGGTACTCCGTCGAAGGCTTCAAGAGGCTCTCGGCAGTGGCTCGTGATTGGAAGGTCAACCGCATCCTCGTTGAGAAGAACTTCGGCTTCGGCGCGTACCTGAATACGTGGCTACCGATCCTTCGCGGCGAGTACGTGGCAGTCAACAACGGCGACGGCCCCAATGGCTGCGCTATCGAAGAAGTCTATGAGACCGGCCAGAAAGAGCTTCGGATCATCGACACGCTTGAGCCGGTCATTGCACGCGGCGCGCTCATCTTCAACGACGACATCGCACGGCGAGAGAACGCATCCCTCGCTGGCTATTCGCTGGAGAAGCGCAACACGTACTCCCTGTTCCATCAGATCGCATTCATCACCCGCGACAAGCAGTCGTTGCAGCACGACGACCGCCTCGACGCGCTGGCTGGTGCTGTCCGCTACTGGGTCCGACTCCTCGGCGTAGACCAAGAGAAGGCCATCGAAGCGCAGCGCGCTGCCGAGTTCGAAGCGTGGCGTAAGAACCCGCTCGGACGCCCCGTATCCACCGCACCTCGCGGTGGCTCCCTCATGAACCGATACAAGAGGTAATCAATGGATTACGTGAATCTGCCTGACCTTCGCCGCGTCATCCGTGGCTTCGATCTCCGCGTGGACGCTGCACGCGCAATCTCGCACGTCGAACTCGCCCGCGCCGCTGGCTCGGAGAACGTGGACGCTGCAACCGACCTCCGTGCGTTCTTCATCGCCTGCGCGAATGCTACCGACAAGGTGCTCGGCGGCGACGGTACGCGTGTGAAGCCCGACACGACCGGAGACGCATAACGTGGCCCGCCCCGCTCTCACAGCGCGGGTGGTGGCCGTCGCGCTGGCTGCGGCCCTTGCTCTCGGTGTGAAGTTCGAGGGCGAGGTGCTGACGGCCTACCGCGACCCGGTGGGCATCCCAACCATCTGCCGAGGCCACACCACAGGCGTCCAGATGGGTGACAAGGCCACGCCTGCCGAGTGCGACGCGCTCGCGCACATGGACGCGATGGACGCGCTTCGCGACGTTGACCGCCTCGTGAAGGTGGAACTCAACGGCAACGAACTCGGCGCGTACACCGACTTCGTATACAACGTCGGCGCATCCAAGTTCGCATCCTCGACCATGCTCCGCAAGCTCAACGCAGGCGACCACGCAGGCGCGTGCGAGGAACTGAAGCGATGGGTGTACGCGGGCGGGAAGGTGCTCAACGGCCTCGTCAAGCGGCGCGCAGCCGAGTACCAACTGTGCATCACCCCGGAGAAGGTATGACCCTCCTGACCAAGATTCTCGCCGCCGCTGCCGTGGTGCTCGCGCTCCTCGCGCTGGCCCTCGGCGGCTACGGCTGGTTCGAGCACTCGCGCAACGCGGCCCTCGAATCGAAGCTCTCCGACGAGCAGGCCAAGAACGCCGCGCTCGCGCAATCACTGGCCGCTTCCCAAGCCGCCTTCGACGCCTACCTGACGGCCTCGAAGAAGACGCAGGAGCGCGCCTCGACCAACCAGAAGAAGGTGAACGATGCTCTCAACGCGAACCCTGATTGGCGTGACGAGCCTGTTCCTGATGACGTGTTTGACAGCCTGTACGGCAACCGCCCCGGCACCGCACCGCGACCTGCCAGCGGCGTCGCTGCTCGCTGACTGCGCCGAACCGGACCCGCCCTCCAGCCGAACACTCGGCGGGCTTGTCCAGTCGGTCCACGACTATCAGACGGCTCTCGACCGCTGTAACGACGACAAGGCCGCGCTGCGCGCATGGGCGGGCCTGCCATGAAGTACGTCTACGCCGACCTGTGCGTGGACGAGAGTGGGGAGTATGTGCCGACCCCGGTGGAGCCTCTACCGGACGACACGTTCGCCTACGTGGTAGCTGCGCCGCACGTCCTCCAAGTCTGGACGTGGGACGACATGACCATGCACTAATCCAGCTTCGCGGCCAACCCGCCCGCGTTGATGTGGACGTAGCGTTCGAGCGCGGACATCGACTTGTGACCCGTGATGGACTTCACCTCCGCGATGGACAGCCCCTTCTCGAAGAACCGGCTGGTGGCCTCGTGCCGCAGGTCGTGCAGGTGGAAGTCCTCCATCTTGGCCCGAGCGACCGTCCGCGTGAACGCCTGCGTCAGCGCTTCCTCTGTAAGCCCTTCGAAAACTTGACCCTTCCGCTTGGCGGGGTCGGGCTGGTACGCCTCCAGTGCGTCGATGGCCCGCTTCGAGAGCGGGATCACACGCGACGTGCCGTTCTTGATGCTGAAGTCCTCGGACTCCACTAGATGTATACGCCGCTTCGTGATGTCGATGAACTCCCAACGCAGATTGACCAACTCGGCCCGCCGCATGGCCGTCTCGATAGCGAGCACGATCAGTGGCCGTTGGTACTTCATCCGAGCCTTCTCCGCAGCGAACAGCAACCGCGCCTCCTCGTCGTCGCGCAACCGCCGTTCTCTGTGCGGAGAGTGCTTGGGCCGCTCGACCTCCTGTACGGGGTTCTCGGGCAGTTCAACACCCCATTCCTTCCGGGCCTTCTCGATGACGTGCCCGAGCAGGTTCATTTCCCGGTTCACGGTGGACCCGGAGACCTTCGCCAGCCGCTCGTCGCGCCACTGCGCCACGACCTCCTTGGTGAAGTTCGCGAGCCGGTACTGCGCGTACTTCGTGTCGAGCATGGCGTTGATGCGGATGACCTCCACGTCGCCGCCCTTCTTCTTGCTGCTCACCTTGTCCCGGTAGGTTTCGAGCATGTCCTTGAGCGTCGCGGTCTGTGCGATACTCGACACCCTGAACGACCCCTTGTCCATCCCGTACTCGACCTCGCGCATCCACTGCTCGGCCTCCTTCTTCGTCTTGAAGGTGCGCGACTGCATCGGGAAGCCCGTGCGCCTGATCTTGGCCTGATACGTTGTGTCCCCGTGCGTACCCTCGCGAGTGATGATTGTTCCCATAGTTCCCTCCGTCATGTGGAGCGTTACCTTGGGACAAACTGTACCCGAATTGTACCCGAATGTCAATGGATAGAGTACGAGACGCCCGTGGAGCAAGGCGGAGCGGGCGGCGATTGAATGCCCTCCGAAGGCAGGGGTTGCTGGTTCGATCCCAGCCGGGCGCGCCAAGCCGGATAAGGCTCTCAGCGATTTTCCCCCACCGTCGTTTTTACCGAGTGTAGCTAAAGTACACCTGTTATCCGGCCCTTCGCACGCTTTCCCGCGTCGCCGGCGGCGGCAACTGGATCACCTCCGCGACTTGTGTATGCGGGGTCACCCATTGCGCGAGGTGATCGGCCGATAGGTGTGCGTAGCGCTGCACCATCTCCATCGTTTCCCAGCCACCGAGCTCCTTGAGCACCTGCAACGGCGTGCCGCGTTGCACATGCCAGCTCGCCCAGGTGTGCCGTAGGTCATGCCATCGGAAGTCCTTGACGTGTGCGCGCTTCAACGCCTTCCGCCACGCCTCCGTCGTGGTTTGGCGAACCGGCACGCCCTTGTACACGAACACGCTTTCGAGGTGTTCAGACTTCCGTTTTTTTGCGATCTGCTGCCGTAGCACTTCAACTGCGGTTTCGGACAGCGGCACGGTGATCGCCTTGCGCGCTTTCGCCTGGTCGGGATGGATCCAGGCAACCCGACGCACGAGGTCGACCTGGGACCATTGCAGCCCCGTCACATTCGCGCGTCGTAGTCCGGTTTCAAGGCTGAACTGCGCCATTGCCGCGAGATGGTTGGGCAACTGCGTGAGTAATCGGCCCGCTTCCGCCTGACTGAGCCAACGGATGCGCTTTGCGGCCGACTTCTTCCGCTTCCGTGTCGGCGCCCGCGCGATCCAGCCGCGTTCGGCCGCATGATTCAGCACAGCAATGATGACGCCGCCGACGCGCCGTACGGTGCCGGCTGCAACCGTCCGACCGGTCTGCTTCAGGCCACTTCGCGTGCGAACCATGACGGGCTCCGCACGCTTCGCGCGCTCAATTGCGTCGATCCTGTCGCGGTCGATGTTCACGAGCAGCTCGCCGTTCAGATGCGGATCCAGCCAACGCAGGTGAATCTTCGTTGTCTCGATGCTCGCGATGCCTTCGCGATCCTCGAGGTACGCGACAACAGCATCGTTCCAGGTGTACTGCTGCGCCTGGCCGAGCTTCGCTTGATCCCACATGCTTGCTTTCAGGCGGTCGTGAAATTCCTGCGCCTTGGCTCGGTCGCTGGTGCCAGTGCTGCCTTGTAGCGGCGTTCCGCCGCCAGGGGGGTAGAGCTTGTAATACCAGTTCGAACTTCTTTCTCGTTTGTAGAGCGACAT